GTAACGGCGGTAGCTCGTATAAGTAGGCGACCCAGCGGGATCATCCTGTGTGGTTTGGATGAACAGCTTTACGTCTGGAGCGGTTGGCGCAGCTCCGTCAAAGTCAACGATTGCGTCAAAGTCAGGGCGGTCATCCAAGCGGATGCCATACGGGTAAAACGCACGAGCGCGAAGCGTGCTATCCAGCTTGACGCTAAACACGTCTGAGAACGTGATCGGATTGTTTTGGAACTCATAGGTTCCACTCGTAAAGAAGCCTTTGTTGCCCTCAAGGCCCATGACGCTTGTGTTGTCGGTGTCGTCCTCCATCAAGATCAACGTGTCGTTCTCAGCGAGCATGTCGCCCACAGATGCCGTCTCAACACCAGGCTCAAAGTCCAGCTCTAGTTCGTTCTGAGCTGCATCAACAACAAGGTTTGTTTTCGTGCCAGCAAACGACGGATCCTCTGTCTGTGAGCTGACGTTTTCAACGTTGTCTAGATCAGCCTTGGTGAACTCGATATAAGCCGCATCAAGACTTTCGCGGCCACCTGAATCAACGAACTTGATGCTGTACGTTCCAGGCTTGAGATCCTCGTAGGTTTCAGTTGCTGAACCTGCAACATCATCAGAAATACTGGTGGACGTTGCCCAAGTCACACCTGTTAGGTCGGGCGAATGACGCAACCGCACCACACCGCCAACACGCACATCAAGATCACTGGCTTGGTTCCAGCTCAGTCGAGCCTGCCCGTTGACCGGAATCATGCTGAACCCGGTGACGTTGCTAGGTGCAGCAGTTTTACCAACAAGGATGAACGTGGCAGTGCTAATTCGGCTGCTCTTGTTCAGGTAGTTGCGAGCTGAAATCTGAACGTACAACGTGCCAGCACGCAGGTTCCGCAACGTGACGGATGGCGATGCCGTTTGAACTGTTTCCCAGTTGTCGTTGTCGATTCGGTACTGAACTCGGAAGTCGTTGACGTTTTGACGATCGTGGTTCCAGCTGATTGACGCACCAACAAACACACTAGAGCCGTCCTCATAAAGGAACTCCTCGTTGTCAATGCTGTCCACCGCGTTCGGGATGGCAGACAGATTGCTGATACTGCGCGTCGTCAACGAAACGTCAGCCTCAACAGCGTCATAAATGGTGCTGTTGTAAGCAATCGCGCTTACGCCATAAATGCCGTCTTCAGACTCAGCAACAGACGCAACACGGAACTGTTGGGCTAGCAGCTCTGTCGTTTGCACCATGAACACTGAGTTGGCTGCAGGTGCTTGGCTGAAGGCAGTATCAACGTCGATGTCACACGTTCCATCAGCTTGCGGCTGAATACCACCAACCGGGATGTCGCGTGTTTCAACAACACCTGTCGGCAACATCACCGACAGCTTCGGACTGTTTTGTGCAGCCAGAGAAACGGTCAGGTCATTGCTGCTATCTGCTGTGATCTGCGTTGTCGTTGCAGACTGGATGCGACCAGAACGACGCGACCCGGCACGCGCTGGATCAGCAACGTCAATCACCATCCCGGGACGCAACACAATGCCGCTTTCAAGTGCAACGCTGAACTGGACAGTTTCAGTCAGGTTTTGTTCGGACAGCAGCGCCCATTTGCCAATCCGATGCGCTTGACCTTGGCTGTAACAACCAATGGCCTTGATGTCCTTTTTGATGATGCCGTACTTGGCGACAGCAGCATGATCCTCAACGTATTCATACTCCTGATCGCCACGGGTGTCGTAAGACTGCCAAGCAACAACAGCAACGGTGTGACGTGCTTTCTGGGACGTGCCTGAATACTGAAAAATGCCGTCAACAACGTTGCTTTGACTAATCAGGTACTGAGGATCAGCTGGCCTGTCTTGCAGCAGCGTGAGAGATCCAGCGCTGTAGTACGAAATGCCACGAAAAATGGCTGTCATCTGTTGGATGACGTTGTAAACCTCATCCCTGCTGTTGATCAGCATGTTGCAGCTGAAACGTGGCTCCTGGCCACCCGCACCATCTGAGACAAGAGCGTTGCAGTATTGGGACACTGCAAAAAAGTCGTACTTGTCGAGCGTGCCTTCAGGCACACCTGCGCCGTACCTCTCAGAAATCAACAGGTCATGCAAAATCCACGCAGGATCTGAGCACCAAGTAGCAGCTTGGAACGTACCGTCCCAAATGCCGGAATACGTGATCCGTCCCAGGTGGGTTGTTGTATCTACAGTCGCGTTGCTTGGGATCTTGACCTTGATCCCGCGAATTAGATATTTGCGAGAAGGAATGTTGCTGAACTGACGCGAGTCAAAACGCAGAGCAACAAGCGCAGAGTTTGGGTAACGGAACTTGTCATCAATAATCTCAGTAAAACTCTGAAAGATTGTTGTGCTTGCTCGTTTTTGACTGGTCTCATCTGCGCTGACACGCACCATCCGCACATCAACAGGATGACTGCCGGTAAGGTCAATTAGATAGTCACGCTGATAACGGTTGCTGCTCTTGCCGCTGATCGTGTCGTTAATAACGTCGTTATAGCCGCCGCCGTTGTATTGAATTTGAATCTTGATGTTGACGCTATGGCCAACAACATCGCCATCGTCTTCAAGGATCTGTAGTGATGGAACGGTCAGCGTGACACGCAAACGGTCAACGTCCGTATCCGTAATGCTGCGAGTAACAGGTGAGCCGTTTGTAACCTCAATGCCAACTGCTGTTTCCCGCTCCACAGCATTGAACGGACCAGGAATATGGTTCTGCGCTTGTGTGCCGTTCCGGGTGACAACGGTGTAACCAGCAAAGTTGTTGGTTCCGTCTGAGTTCTGAACAGCTGTGTCGTCTAGAAAAATGCTCTTGTTGCCATCGTCTAAACCTTGAATCTCGCCCTCACTTATCAGGTCGAGAACGTTGGCAAACTGTACGGACTGCAGAGTGTCATCTGCCTCAGTAGGTGTGCGATTGCCGCCACCGCCGCCTTTGCCGCCGCCACCACCAGCGCCTTGGATGTAATGCGTCTGTGTCATACCTGCACCTGGTCAACGTCAAGGCCGCTCGACAACACAGCCGATCCAACAAACAAACGCCCGTAAGCAATCGGTACGGGCATGCCCTGTCGCTGGGTATTTACAACGTTAGAAAAAGTAAAGGACTCCAGCTGCACTGATTCGTCGAGCGTGGTATCTAAATTTGGTTGAGGTGAAATTGCTTGAGCAATTCCTCCTAAAACCAAGCTGCCACCTGCGAGTCCAACACTTAGAGAAATTTTGCCGAAGGTAGTGCCAAAAATTGGAGTAGCTCCAGGGATAAAAATTGAAGCGGCTATCAAACCAACCCCAAGCAGAATTGAGCCAGTGCCTCTGCCCGCTCCAGTAATGACTGGAGTAATGCTAAATACCTCTTTTTCACTAAAAGGCATAAACAAAGGAGACATGTCCTGCTTCGTTACTTTCTCTTTGCTGACTGCTACGCGATAACCAACGCCATCTTGTTCGCTATCAATCAACCACTTATCTAGCCCTGGAAAGTTGACGCACAACGCCTTGATTGCCTGTGCTGGTGTTGCTACGTCAAACTCGAACCGGCATTGACCAAGCCGTTTACGCAAAGCGCCATAGACCTTAACGACTTTCATGCCTCAAGGCGCA